CCTTTGAAGCCTGGCACTCTCTTACTGTTTTATTGGCGCAGTCAACAAAACCGTCGTCATCTGCCCGTATGCATAAATGAAAAAACAACCCCTGCGCTGTGAGCGGCATGTCAAGAAAAGCATCTGACGTCACTAAATCTATGCGAAACATCCGCTTACTTGCCATAATATCTCCTTCAAGTTCCAAAAAATTATCAATTTTCTACTTCCAAAAGCTCAATGACACGCGATCCTGCATCTTCCGGTCTGCAAAAAACAAATTTCACGCCGTACTTAATCTGCATTGTCAGCATTGCTTTTCCAAGGACTTCCCCGCTTGTTGGCGGTGCCTTTGGAAGCGGTACATTCAACCACTTTCCAATGCCGTGCATGTACTTTATCTTGTTGTATCTCTCAAGCCTTGGATTGTGCCAATGAAAAACGTCTTCAATAGTTTTTATTCCATCCATGTTCTCAACCAAAACATACAGTGCTATATTGTTGTTCTGCGCCAAAAT